ATGCCGAGCGAAACAGAAAAACAGATCACGGCTCCTAAATCGTGCAGGGAATGTGAACATTGGCAGGAGATGAAGCAAAAGCTCCGGATCTCGGAGCTGCTGGCGAACGTGATCGAGGGGATGGAGGCGAAGTTGAAATCGCCCGAGTTCAAGCCGACGTTGAGCGAATACGTCAAGCTGCTTCAGTTGGAGAAGGAACTGGAGGAAGGAGCGCCGACGGAGATCAAGGTAACGTGGGTCGACCCGGCGTTATTGTCCTCAACCGAGAAATAGCTTACGAGCCGCTGCCTTCTCAGAAAGAGTTTCACGCATCGGAAGCGCGGTTCAAAGGCTTTTCGGGACCGATCGGCTGCGGAAAGAGCCAGGCGCTGTGCCAGGAAGCGATCCGGTTGACTTATCTGAACCCCGGACGGCTGGGGCTTCTGGGAGCGCCGACGTACCCGATGCTGCGGGATGCGACGCAGGCCTCCTTGCTTGAGATTCTGGATGCGAACAGAATCCCGTTCGAGCACAACAAGGCGGAAAACACGCTGCTGATGAAGGACACCGGCTCGCGCATCCTTTTCCGCCCGGTCGATGAATTCGAACGGTTGCGCGGCACGAACCTGGCATGGTTCGGGCTCGACGAGCTGACGTACACGCAAGAAGCCGCCTGGTTGCGGCTGGAAGGGCGCCTGCGGGATCCGCAGGCAAAACGATTGTGTGGTTTCGGTGTATGGACGCCCAAAGGCTACGACTGGGTGTACCGGAGATTCGTGGCGGAGCGGACCGAGGATTATTACCTGATCATTGCCCAGCCGTTTGAAAATCGGTTTTTGTTAGGCAAAATTCCGGACTTTTACCGGCGCTTGGCGCAGAGTTATGACGAGAACTTCTACAAGCAGGAAGTGCTCGGGGCCTACCTGAATATGACGGGTGGGCTGGTGTACGGCTCGTTTTTGGCGTCGGATCATGTTCGCGAATTGCAAGCGAAGCCGCAACTTCAGCTGCTGTGGGCGCTGGACTTTAACGTGGACCCCATGAGTTCGCTAATCGCCCAGATTGTGGATGGCCAGGTTTGGGTATTGGGAGAAATTGTGATCCGTCACGCCACGACGATGCAGGCTTGCGAGGAGTTCCTGAAGAAGTTCCCGAATCACAGTCCGGGAATTGTTGTGTACGGAGACGCCTCGGGAAACAAGGAACAAACCACCGGCTTCTCGGATTACCAGGTGGTCCGCGACTATTTTGCACAATTCACAACTGCGCCGGTGCGCTACAAGGTTCCGAGGGCGAATCCGAGTGTGCGGGAACGGATCAACCTGACGAACGCAACGCTGCGGTCGGCATCCGGCGAGATTGGATTGTTGGTGGACCCGAGTTGTAAAGAGCTCATCAAGGACTTTGATCAGGTCTCGTTCAGGCAGGACAGTTATCAGATCGATAAGGACAGGGACCGCCGCAGGACGCATCTGTCGGACGCATTGGGCTACCTGCTCTGGCAGGAATCGAAACCGCAAGGAAGCATCGGCGAGCGATCGGAGAGACTTCTTTGACTACGCCAAATATTAACCGCGAACATCCCGAATACATCGCGCGAAAGGCGATGTGGAGAAAGTACAAGGATCTGTATGCCGGCGGCGAGCGGCTGCGGGACAACGCTTCCGAATACCTGGTGAGGCGCCACAAGGAACCGGGCGAAGTCTACGCGGAGCGCCTTAACCGGGTCTTCTACGAGAACTACATCGGCTCGATCGTCGATTGGTACGCGGCCACTCTGCTGCGGCGCGAGCCGGTTCTGGCATTCGAAGGCAATGACAGTCCGGCGAAGGCGTTCTACAACCTGTTTACGGACGACTGCGATCTCAAGGGAACCAATTTCAGTGAGTTTTTCCGCCAACGGTTTGTTCAGGCCCTGGTGTCAGGCTCGAGTTATCTGGTGGTGGATTTCCCTCGATTGAACGGACCCGCTCTGACGCGGGCCGAGGAAGACGCCTCGGGGCGCTCTCGAGCATATCTGGTCGATTACTCGGCCGATGAAGTGATCAATTGGAATTACGACCAGGCTGGGAATCTGGACTGGGCGGTGGTCCGCACGTCATGCCTGCAACCCTCCAAAGTCAGCGATGCCAAATGGGAGCGGGAAACGCGATGGATCTACTATGACCGCGAACGATTCCAAATCTACCGTAAAGCCGGCGAGGGCCAGCCGGTCGAAGCGGTCGATGAAGGACAGCACGGCCTCGCGGCCTTGCAGCGCGTGCCGTTGTTCCGGCTGCAGCTGAGCGAAGGCCTTTGGCTGATGAACAAGGCAGCGCTGCTGCAACTCGAGCACTTCAACAAATCGAACGCGCTCTCCTGGGCGCTCACGATGAGCCTTTTTGCGATGCCGGTGGTGTACTCGGAGCGGGAATGGAATCAGATCGTCGGCGAATCGTATTACATCCAACTCGGTCCTCAGGACCGGTTCGGATGGACCGAACCGGAAGGGAAGGTCTACCAGATTGCCGCCGACAACCTGGTGCGGCTGAAAGATGAGATTTACCGCGTGTGCTACCTGATGACTCACGCGGCTTCGGGCGTGCCTCCGATATCCGGGGCGAGCAAGCAGCGCGATTTCAGCATCACGCATGAAGTTCTGCGCGCCTATGGCGACACACTCAAAGACGTAATGAAGCAGGTGCTGCGTGCGATCGCGGCAGCCCGGCAGGACGGTGTCGCCATCGACGTCTCGGGCCTCGACGAGTTCGATATAGGAGATTTCAGCAATGAACTGGATGACGCCAAGAAACTGCTGGACCTGGGAATCGGCTCGGAGACTTTGCGGAAACAGGTTTTCAAGAAATTGGCGTTCAAGTACCTCTGCGACACGCGTCAGGAGACCAAGAATCAGGTGGCGGACGAAATCGACCGGATGACATACCCGGGCTAGGAGACGTATGGAAGAAGCCGATGTGCAAACGATCGTGCGCAATGCGATCCAGGAATTCGTGAATCAGGAGCAGGCCAAGAACGAGCCGGCCGTCAAGGCGGAACTTCAGGAAGAGCGAAAACGGAGAGAACAACTGGAGCGGCGGCTAAACGAGCTCGTCGACGAAAACAAGCAGAGCCGAAAGATCGCCGAAGAAGCGGAGCGGAGCGCGGCCGTGCGCGCCGAACTGCAGCGGCTGGGTGTAGCGAAGATCGATCTGGCGTTTAAGGCCGTGCAGGACGGAATCATGCGCGCCGAGGACGGCCGTTTGCTGGCACGCGGCGACACGGGAGAACTGTCGGTACGGGAATATCTCACCGCGTTCGTGAACGAAAACCCGGAGTTTTTGCCGGCGCGGATCAGCGGCGGCACCGGAATGACCGCGACATTCAAGGCGCCGCCGGAGCGCCAATCGATCGACGTGGAAAGAATCCGCCCGGGCATGAGCCCGGAAGAAATGCAGCGGGTCCGTGAAGAGATCGTCCGCGTAGCGTCGCAGACGCTGCGCGGGTTCTAAAGAATTCCGGCCCAGCGGCCGGCAGAAAAAGCAAGGGAGAACGAATGGCAGCAATTACCTCAACTAACGTCGCAAACGCGATTGTCAAGCTGGTGGCGGTGGACGCATTGCCGGTGCTGGTCGGGAACCTCATGATGGGGAACCTGGTGAATCGCGATTACGAGCCGGTGTTGGCAAACGCCGGAGACACGGTGAACATACCGATTCCGCCGACGATGGTGGCAAACAACATCGTGGAAGGCGGAACGGTGCAGACGCAGAATCCGAGTCTGGGGAACGCGCAGATCGTGCTGAATACGCACGCGGAAGCGACGTTCCAGATTCCGGACGTGACCAAGGTCCTGGCGGTTCCGGACCTGCTGAGAATCTACATGGAGCCGGCGGTGGCGGCGATCGCTCAGAAGATCGAAAGCGACCTGCTCAACCTTTATGCGCAATTCACGGCCAATGCGGCCGTCGGAACACCGGGGACGCCGATCACCGAAGCCGTGATCGACGCGGCCGAAACCGCGCTGTTCCTCGCGAAGGTTCCGCCCACCGAGGCGAAATACTTCGTCGTGGACGCTTCGACCTATTCGGCATGGCGGCAGATCCCGCGGTTCAGCGAATTTCAGACCGCGGGTGACGCGGGCCTGGGCGCGCTGATCACCGGCACCGTCGGGAAAGTGAAAGACTTTTTCGTGTTCCGTTCGCAGTTCGTGCCGAAGACCGGGAGCAGCCCGGTGACGACACACAACCTCGCGTTCACAAAGAGCGCGATCGGCCTGGTGATCCGGCGGCTTCCCCAACCGCTGCCCGGGACCGGGGCCATTGCGGAGTACGCGGAACTCGGCAACTTCGGCATGCGGGTGGTGATGAGTTACCAACCCAATACGCTGGCGCAGCAGTTCACCGTCGACGTTCTGTACGGCTGTGGCGTCCTCCGGAACACGTCCGGCGTGCAAGTCAACACGTAGCGTTTCCGGCGCCCACCGATTGGGGGCGGAGCGCTCCGCCCCCCAATCTGAATACAGGAGAGGATCACATGGATTTGAAGCGGTATTACCAGAAAATTCGTGACATTGAATCAACCATCCTCGACGCCTTCGCCGTAGTGGAAAGCCTGGAGACACCCGACGGTGGCAAGGCGGGAGCACTGACGGAGGTACCACGGCGCGTGGCCGCCAAGATGGTGGCGGATGGCTCAGCCCGCCTCGCCTCTGTAGAGGAAGCACAGCGGCTGCGCGAAGCCCAGGCGGAGGCTCAGCGAGCTGCCGAACAAGCCGCGGCTGTCGGAAGAGTGCAACTTACAGTTCTCCCGACCGACGAACTGAACAGGCTGCGCGAGGCAGCCCGTCCCAAGGAGTAGCGCAACCGATGTCTCTGTTTACCGATGGTCCGGTCTCGAACATTCAGGATTTATCCGCCTACGACTCGCAATTGCTCGACGTGGCCAGCACCGAAGGGATCGATCTGACACGGAAGTTGGCGGCGGCACAGGATGACCTCGCCGTGGAGCTGTCGGTCCTGCTAGCCAATCTGAAGTTTGCGGACCAGCCGTTATGGCTTATCGCCGCCCCGAATTTGGCGAATGTGGTCGTCACACAGCCGCTCAAACTCTGGCACCTCTATTTGTCGCTCGAAATGGTCTACCGCGACGCATACAATACCGAGCTCAATGACCGTTACGCGGGGAAACGTGATCAATTCCAACAATTGGCCGAATGGGCTCGTGAGAAATTGATCCAGACCGGCATCGGTGTGGCGGCTCACCCACTCGCACAGGCGGCCACCCCGCAGGTGATCACCATCCCGGGTGCACTCGCGGACGGTACCTACTTTGTCAGCATCGCATGGGTGAACGCGGCGGGCGAAGAGGGAGCGAGCGCCGAACCGGCGCTGGTCACGATTTCCGGTAGTGCGCTCGAGGTGCAGCCGGCGGCGGCGCCGGAAAACGCGACGGGCTGGAATGTATACATCGGGAGCGAACCGGAAGCCATGGTTTTACAAAATCAATCGCCGATCGGTGTGGGCGGTGTGTGGCAGCAGATAATGCCCGCCACCACTACGGGCCCCAAGCCGGGAGCGGGCCAGAACCCGACGTACCTGAAACCGCTCCCACGCGTACTCCAGAGGGGATGATGACAGCAAGAATCGCAAGTGCGGCAGCCCGCAAGGTGATGGATCGGATCGCCGCTCCCACCACCGGTATGAACGGAAACCTCGCCGCCCTGACGGCGGCGGACACTCAGCCGCCAATTCCAGTGGGAGCCGATCAGATTCGGACTCAGAACGTGTCTGCGGATCTGCTCGAACGAAGCACCTCCGTTCGGTATCCGGCCGTGAGTGTCTATTGCGAAAAGATCGTAAATGATCTGAGCGAGAAGTTCCGGAGCTTTTCGGGAAGAGTCCAGATGACGATCGAGCTGCGGCACTCGCAGGACAAGTTGCAGGGGCTGCAAGATGCCTTGGAGCTCTACGCGGATTCGATCACACAGATGCTCGATGCGGGACGAGGAGATTGGGGAGACGGTATGTATTACCCCGGAGGTTATGAAGTAGCGGTCGGAACGGTGAAATCAGGCGGAAAGAATTTTATGCAAGCGGCAAAGATCACATTCCAGATCGAGGTAAGCCGGAGCTGA